CAAAAAGCATAATTGACGCTTGCCTATATTTAAATAACAAACCAGCGGGTTTTTATACAATAGAAGAAGTTTTTAAGATAAATTAATGGAGGAGAAATATGAGTATTAATTTTAAAGATTTATTAAAAATAAAAACTATTGAATGTGATGGTTATGTAAGATATTTTATATATCTTGACTGTAATTTATTTTAATTGTTTGCTATAGCATTTTATTCAAATTTAATTTGGCATTTTTAGGATGGGAAAATATCTAAAAATTTATTAAAAATTCCCCTTGGCATATACATTTACCGTATTCTCTCAACTTTTCCCAGTTTATCCGCCCATTTTTCAGGAAATCTTTTATAATAATTTAACCCTCTATAATCATTACTAATAAGCGACATCCTATTGTTAAAAAAACTTTTTATACCAACAACTAAAATATAAAAAATACCTAACATTAGATGTTGTAAAAAATGCCCGTATTCGTGCTTAACAGTGATTCTATCCTTTTCAAAAAAATATTTGCTGTATTTTAAGAATATAAAATAGCCCATTGAAACACCATTAAACCCTCTCACAAACACTATTAAAGAGCCGTTAAAATGTTCAATTTTAACAATACTCTTTTTTAAAGCAAAAACAAAAAACATAATGAGACCAACAAAAGACTGAATAAATCCCCAAGTCCAAGAAATTATAAAATACAAAATATTTTTAATAATCTTCATTTTCTTCCTCCTTTTCTTCCTCCTTTTCATTTGGTGGCGTTGGAAAGATATTTAGGTTATCCGCTTTAATATCTTGCACATCAATATCCCCTATACTTATATTAATGGTTGATGGTAAATCCCTCAACTCTTGCCAATAGATAAGCCATTCATTGTATTTCTCTTCTGTTAGTGTGGTTTGTTTTGTTGTTACTCCTGCTTCTAATCCTTGCTTTTCACTTATATGCCTTTGTTGTATCCAAATAGTTTCATTTATAAGAGCGTCCCTTATATCTCTTACTTTTCTCAAGTTGAGGAAAGCTTTTCTCAACTTTCTTTTTACCTCTTCTGAATTATCAATTATCCATTGATTACTCTCTTTGTCGTAAGAATACTCTCGCCCATCTTCTGGATACTTTGGGATTTGATTAAGTTCTTCGACTGATGGCTTTTCTACCCCCTTAATATCCCATATATCTATCTCTTTTATACTCCCGTCTTCGTTTAAGAACATCCCACATTTTTCGTTATCTGTTAAGTTTCTACCTAAAAATGCTTCTACTCTTTTCATATTTTGCCTCCTTGTTTTTCGTTATGAATAATAAATTATACCACCAGCACCACCACCATTGTTAGGAACAAATATCTTTAAAAACCAACCTTTTGGTATAAAATATAAATAGCCTTTACTAGTATTCCCCCCCAAATCTGCAATCTGTAATTCAATTGAATAATCGCTTTTGTATATAGATATTAATAAACTTGAACCATTACTATAGTTCTGTTTAATAATACAGTATTTTCCTTCTGTCCAGGTTAAAATTTCTCCTTTATTTGGTAAAAATGAATATGTGTATGTTTTATTAACTAAATACTTGTCATCAGTATAACTTTTGGCACTGTTATAACAATCAACTATATTTCCAATAGTAGCTGCTAAAGAAGGAGTTTCTAACCAATTTGGCTTATAAAGGTTATATATAGTTTTAAAATTAGCATTAAAATCAGCGTACAATCCACTTAATCTCACAAAACTATCATCATGTTCTGTATCGTGGTTAGATATCCTTCCATCAGTATAACTTTTGGCACTGTTGAGAGTATTCGTATCTTTAGTATCAACCTCTGACTTGTTATATACATCAAGATTTGTCCTAGCTGTTGCTTTGTTATTTAAATCGTTTAGATTTTGAGCCTTATCAAGCTTTAAAGAAGTTTGACCATCAGTATAACTTTTGGCACTATTAAGAGTATTTGTATCTTTAGTATCAACCTCTGACTTGTTATATACATCAAGATTTGTCCTAGCTGTTGCTTTGTTATTTAAATCGTTTAGATTTTGAGATTTTTCAAGCATAGAAGAGAAGGTATCAATTAATTTTTTGTTATTCTCGTTTAGGTATTTAACACGAGCAAACGAAATATCACTATTTAAAATCTGGCTTTGTCCAGCTATAAGTGTAATATCTGCGATTAAAATTAAATCAGATTGTAATACTGGTGGTATTGGAGAGTTTGATACTGTTCCATCAAGTGTTATTATTTCAAAGCTCTCGTCGCTTCTAAAGTAAACATCATTTCCATAGCCGTCTTGCCTCTGGTCATATTCGACTCTTTTTGGCTTTAAACAAAGTGAGGTTATCCTTTTTTCTGTTGCGGGGATTGAGTAGTTTAGATCATAATAAAAATCTGCCCCATTTGCCATTCTGCTACCTGAAAGATAAGCGACTCCCGCTTTGATAGTAACATTTTTAGAGGGAGTGCTATCCTCTGTTACTTTTAACCCTGATGCTATTCCGTTACCGAGAAAATCTACAATAATATTTTTTATTGCGTTTTCAATATTGTTTTGAAAAATCTCCCTCATATCAGCTGACTCTAGGATTTGTCTAAACATGAAATTGACTCTGTCCATCTTTTATTCTCCTTTTAATTTAAAATATTTATATCTAAACTACCTGTATCAAGTTCTAAGTACTCATCTAGCACCGTCTCTTCGATAAACCATAGGCAGTGTGCTGGTTTATAACTGTTTATTACATTTTCAAGAAGTGTTCTCTCTTCATTTGAGAGCTGTTTATATACTCTTAGAAAAAATGAGTATTCGTTTGTATCTGAAATTTCAAAATAGTCATACAAGTCAAATTGTTCTTCATAATAAAATGAGATAACTTTTTTCAAAACACTTTTTATTGATTGTTCTTTCAAAACCTGATTTGCAAAATATATTTTGTCTTTTATGGTCTCTTCTGTATCAAATGGGAAAATAGTAATGCCTCGCTCTTTTGCATAAATTAAAAGATCGTCCATCTTTGCACTATGAACAAAGAATGGTTCTCTTGCCTTGTAATTTTCTTCTTTTAGGTGATCAAAAATGTCTGCAATGATTTTTAAAAGTGCTTCAAAATTTGTTTTATCTTGAACTGGAAAAATTGATTTGATATAGTCTATAATCTTTTTTTCATTCATTTTAAATCTCGCTTTCAATTACCGAATCAATGTTTAGTGTTCCCTTTTTTATAATTGAGTCATTAGGGCATGTTACATTAGTAGTAGGAGTGATAAACTCTATATATTTTATGCCCTCTATGTTGTTAAGGATTTGTTGTTTAACTTTGTCGATAACAAAATCTTCTCCAATTTTAAATACTGATATCCTATCGATATTTTTTACGAATAGAGCATTGACAATCTCACTAGTTTGCTGTTTGATAAAATTTTGCATTGATGAATATTGAGGTAAAATATGCAATGTGATGTCTATATTAACATTTACTTCAAGAGGAGCTTTAATCTGCACATCAACTCCTATTGGTCGTTTTTCTTCAATGAGTGATGCTACTTCATCAATAATTTGTTGACTTGGAAGTCCCGAATTGGTTAAAATAATAACATCAACGGTGTAATTTCCCCTTGGAGTAGGTATAACGATAGCATCTGAAACAGATGGGATACTTTTTGCCCACGATTGATAGGCTTTTTCATTTGCTCCACTTGTTAATTCACCCCACTTTTCAAAATATCTTTGGCGTAAACTATCATCTGTTTCTTGATCTGTTCCTGCTTCTAATATCCAATCTACATTATTTGTTATATAATCGACTCCTGAAATTGGTGTTACTATTCTTGTAATATAACCAGAGATGAGGTTATAGTTTGAGCCATAATTTTCTGCCTCAACTTTTACAGAGACTTCGCTTTGGTTTTCTGCTAAAACTGTATCTTCTGTCACAAAATATCGATACTCTCTACCAAAAGAGTTCATTTTTGATTTTACAATTGAGCCTTTTTTTATAGATACATTGCTTTTTAAAGAGCCATTCCTTCCAAAGATAATATAACCGATAGTTTTTGTTTCTCTTTTTCTAAAAAGAGAAAGTGATCCACAAAGATAGTCAAGATACGATCCAGTCGCAGTTTGAGCGAATGCGTTAAGTATTATATTATCTTGATGGTCTTTTACAATGGAGGCACACTCTGCAACTATCTCAAGGACTGATTTTAAAATACCTGCAGATGAAAGATTTGTAATATCAAGATATTTTGGAGTTATTTGGTTAAAAATCAGGTTATGTATATCTTCTCTCATTTAATTTCTCCTATTTTAATACAGTTTCTACGAGTGCTGCTTTTGTTTCTATAGTTCCGATACTTGCTGATAGGTCTGCGATTCCGCCACCTGTGGTGTTTGTTAGAGACCCTGGTCCCGAATAACTAATAGCTGCAACAAGTCCTGCGAATGTAACGATTGCAGTTGCGAGGCTTGACATTTCGCTCCAGATATCGTCAATAAGTCCTTTCAATCCACCTGCAGAGTTTTTGAGTTCTATAAGTGTGCCAAGGTCAAAAACAGTTGTATCGTTAATGGATACTTTCAAACTGCTATCGGTAGCATTTATTTTTGTCATATTGTTTATATTTATTTGCAACTCTGATTCGGAGATTTCAGTTTTAAACTTTTCATTTATGTCTAATTTAAGAACATTGTCTACTAAAGAAAAGTTTGTCTTATCTATGTTAAAGGTAAGTCGTGTTGTATCTGAAAAGAAACACAATACAAATGCGTTTGATATATCGTTTTCAGGAAATGCAACGAGACAAAAAATCTCATCCTCGTCATTTAAACCAAAGACAAAAGGGACTTTTACATTAGAGAGTATCATATCACTCTCTTCATCGCCTTTAAAGATTTTTACATCGACAAGGTTTTTATCTTTATCAATTTTATCAACTTTTGCTTTTAAGATATTGACCTCTTTTGTAAGATTTTTGATATACTTTTCAAAATTAGTTTGTGTTATTTGCATAAAATCCCGCCTCGATTTCTTGATTTACTATTGAGAGAAATAGTTTTTCTATGAGTTTGTTTCCCAAAATCTCAAAAGAGCATTTTAGGATTAGGTCTTCGCCGTATCGTGATGCTTTAACCTCGATTGTATCGGGGTCTATCTCATCACACTCGATAAGTACCTTTTTTATATGTAGTTCTATTTTTCTCAAATTTTTGTTCTTTGATTTTATCATTTTATGGAGTTCACTTCCGAAATTTGTGTCAAAAAATACACTACCTCTTGGTGTGGTTATTCTTTTTATGATGTTTTGTTTTAAGACTTCGTCATCCTGTATTGTGATGATATCTCCCCTTGAGAAGTGAATATCGTTATCTTCAAATAAAATATCTTTTAACATACTATTCCCATCCTTTCATAATTGATCTTTATCTTTTTTACGGGTTTATCTTCAAATGTATCAAAGAGGTCTGGGATCTTTTCGTTATCAAAATAGACAATGTTTCCTCTTCTTTCAAGAATTTTTGCTTTAAAGTTATTGTTTACTGGTATAGAATCGGATATTTTTAGTTTGTCTTTTTTTAGAGTCCAGTAAATTTGTTTTGATTTTCTAGTTTCGTATATCGAAATTAGGTTGATGATGTTGGTTATGATGTTTGTGTTAAAATACGGAAACCAATCAATATCAAAGTCAGTAATATCACACTCTGCTTTAATATCTGCTAAATTAGAGAGATCTTTTATTATTTGTGAAATACTTTCCTCTTTATAGTTATTAATATCTTCTTTTGAAAATAGTTTTATCCCTTCGTAACATTCAACACGAAATGTGTTTGAGTTTATCTTATAAACGGCAAATACCTCGCCATCAAAGATAGTTTTGTCGTTGAGATTTACCTCTATTTTTTGTTCTACATCGGGTGGAGTATCTGAAAGTATCAAACATTTTAAGAATGGTATTGAGTTTACCTCTCTAACGATCTCAATATCTGTAAAGTTTTTTTCTTTGTTTTCTATCTTTACTTTCATATTTTCTCCTATCTCATTGCTTCGAGAAATCCAAGATTTCTATTATCTTCACACATCTGATCTTGCAATCTCTTTTTTTCACTCTCTTTATTTTTGTTTGTATCGAGAGAGTTTTTTTTGATTTGTTCGGATGTCTTTGTTTTAACAGAGTCATACTCTTGGAAATTTAAAGTTATTTCAGCCTCGATTAGACCTGCTTCGATTTTTGAAGAGATATCTTTAAAGATCACTTTTTCTATATCAAGTGAGTTTATATACTCGTTGTCTATCTCAAAGAAATACTCTTTTCTAAATAGTTTATGGAGTTTGGAGATTGTTTCTACTATATCTGAAATTGATATATTTTCAACTATTCGGGATTGATTTTTTGCATCAATGTTTGCCTTTAAAAGTTTGTATAACGCAGAGTTTACACCTCTTTTTGCTTTTGCATAATTAATTATATCCTCGTCAAGTGATTCGTTTTCGTTTTTCACAAATAAGCTCGGTGTTATTACGCAGGTTATACTTATTGTCCTGTCGTCATAGCCGGATATTACATTAGAGTTTGCTTCGTCTTCATCCTGTGATTGTGTTGTCTTTAATTTAAGGGCGTCTTTTGTATCTATATTTTGTATTATACACGGTAACGCCTTTCCATCGAGCATCATTATACCCTTTTCATCAAAAGTTATTTTACTCATCTTTTACCCTCGTTCTAATAGCGTTTGAAAGCATCGTTTGAAAATCTTTTATTGTTTTAATATCCTCAAGATCGGAGATATTTAATTCGATAGATATTTTATCAATGTAAATGCCGTTAGTATCTTTTTCGTTTTTGTTTGAGGGTAACTTTTCTTTTGTATCTCTTGTCTCTTTTGTCTCTTTTTTATCGACTTCTGATTTTTTCTCGACATTGATCTCTTTTATGTATTCTTCATTTTTGGTAACAATATTTTGTTTATCGGTGATTTTTTCTGTTAATGCCTCTCTTTTTTCTTCTGTTATGTTTTCAATGTTATTCTCTTTTTTTACCAAATTAGTTACTTTTGTTATTATATTTTCTTTTTCTGAGTTATTATCAGATTGTCCCTGTTTTTTTAACTTCTCCTGTTCTTTTAATTTTTTTTCTTGCTCATGTATTTTTTCAAACTTATCCATGTTAGTTTTTAGTCTTGCCTCTATTTCGAGTTGTTCTATAGATTTCTCTTTCTTTTCTGCGAATAGTTCTTTCCACTGTTCTCCGACCGTTTTAAAATGCTCCGACATGCCATCAACAAAGGTTTTACCTATATCACCTAAAGTTTTTTTACCCATAATAAGATCTGGTATACTTTTAAATAAATTAACTATTTCAGTAATGAGTTTAAACACTGTCCCAGTAGTTGAGTTTAGAATATTTACAAGGACAAGGGAGATTTTACTTATAAGTTTAAATAGTGTGCCTTCAATATAGCCAAATGCACCGGCGAGAGCAAAGCGGACTTTAAACATAGCCATATCTATATCATCAAAAAAGCTAGCCACTTTATCTTTAAGATAAAGAAAAGCAGTAACAGCTTTATCTATAACCCAATCGATACCGAAAGCTTTTAAGAGGTCTTTTACCAAACTTTTAAAATACTTTACTCCCTCAATTGCCGGTTTAAATGCGAGAATAACTGATTTTCCTAGCGTGTCCCAATTTTTGATTAAATGAGATATTATATTATACCACATTATAAGCAATGCAATAACAGCTATTACTATCCATGTAATAGGATTTGCAAGTAGTGGTGGTATCATACTCCAAAGTGATCTTGTTACGCCAAACACACTACCCTTGAGTTTTGTAAAAAAGCCGATTAGTCCGGGTTTTGCCAGTCCTCCCATACTTTGACCAAATATTTTTGCAAATATAGAGTTTTTCATCATCGATTGACTAACCATTCCAAGTGATTTGGTTACCAGTTGACCATTTAAAGCCATCGCTGCCATTGCAGAATTAATACTACCATACAAAAATAGGACGATTCCCATTATTGTCATCAAAGCAAAAAATGAGAATACAAGTATCCCGATTGCCTTTGCAACTATCGGATGTTTATCTGTGAATTTTGTTATCTTTGCAAGAACATTGTCTATACCTGTTGCGACTTTTAATAATACCGAATAAAAATCTTCTCTTAGCGGTTCAAATATTTGTCCGAGTTTTTCTTTAATGTCTCCCATACGATTTTTGAACTGAACATCGGTATCTCGCATTGCTTCTGACAATCCGTTATATTTTCTTCCTATTTCTGAAAGGATGAAATCTCTCTGTTTCTCAATTGATAAACCTTCTAACATCTCCTTGTTAATTAGTATTCCCATCCTTTTAAGTTGTCCATACATTTCAAGCGGGTCTTCGAGTATTCTCGAAAGAGAGGATGCTTCCTGTCCTGCATCTAGGAGATTATAATATTGTTTTGTGGCTTCTTGTAACTGTTCGACGGGTAGTTTTGCCCTTGCAAACGATGCCATGATAGGAAGGATTGCCTCATCGCCATGATTTGTTAGATTTTGCATTTCACTCGCATAATCTTTTAGTTGTTGGATATTCTTTTCAGTATACACACCGGCATTGTCCATTGAGTTTTTAAGCAACATTTCAGCGTCTGCCTGTGTGTCATAAGCTTTATGAAGTCCGTCCGATATTTTTGTTAGTGCAAAAAGCCCTGCACCGCCTATTGCAGTTAATTTTTTACCTGTCTCAGCGAGGACTTTTTTAGCGTCTGCAATATTTTCAATTTTTTCAGAAACCTTATCTAGTGGTTGTGAAATATTGTCTATAAGATTAAGTATTATACTTGCATTAAATAGTGATTGTAATCCCATTAATATTTATCCTCTTGACATTTCACGATTTTATTATTATCATATAAATATGAGCAAATTATTTTTACTTATCTTTATTTTGAGTGTTGTGTTTACAATCTTGAGTCTCTTTATACCAATTCTATTCTTTATCCTTGTTTGTATTACTGTTCTTTTGGTAATAATAAAAATAATCGCCCATATAATTTTATTTCTTTCCAGATAAGCTTCGGTTAATAATCCGTGCCTCTTTTTCCTCTCTTAACTCTTCTAAAAACAGGTATTCTGCGTATTTTTTTGCCATCTCGTCAATATCGTCTGGACAATACCCGAACTCCTTATTTAGGATTATTTCAATCTGTAAAAAGGAGTCTCCCTTAATCTGATCTAAGTAAGGGCTAACTTTCTCCTCGTAAAATTTACAAGTCCCGCCCTTTCAAGAATTGCGTTTGACAAAGAGATATAGATTGCCGGTTGGTCATTTTCGATTTCTATTAGACGCTCCTTACTCGGATAGACGATTGAAAATTTTACAAATGTTTCCTGCATTTTTGTAAAATCCTGACTTTTGTCTTTTACTCCCTCGATAAACATTTTAATAATCTGTTTTGTCGGCTTTTTTGCGTAGACTGTAATTTCTCCTGCCTCATAACAATCAATTTCCTCGCCTTTTTCCAGTAGTTCCTTCACTTCTTCTGGTGTTGCTAGATTTGATTCTAAGAAAATATTCTCTTCTTTCATTTTTAATCTCCTTTTTTAAATTTGGTTTATATTAAAATATATAAAACTCAGTTCAACAATTGCCTCATCGTCGCCCTGTGATACAGAGTTTGGTTCTTCTGTAAATGAAACACCGATTATCGTATCGTTTATAAGATCATAACCATTCATGTAGGTTACATTGATGTTCATCGCAGTTTCTGGTATATCAACAATCCCTTTACAACCCATAGCTTTAGCTGCGATAAGTAATCTATGGGCACCTGATTTATACATTTTGATTTTACCTTCATAGCTTTTATTGCCATGCCCGGTTGCAATCGGTTCGTTTCCAAGTCCATATTTGTGTGCTTTGTCCTGCTTTTGAGTGTAGTCAATTCCTGTACAGGCTATCTCTAAACCTGTAACGGTGTTAATAACAACAATATCACCCCAGTCGTGATTTATTCCGTTTATTTTCTTTGGTAACATATTTTTACTCCTTATACTTCTGCGATTTTCAATCTAAAAAAGATTGTTATTTTTCTTATAATTGGGCTTGCGAATATAGTTAAATCATATGCAAGTCCGTTATTGTTAATATCCTGCCCAAGCGGGATATTAACTTCAACATCCTCAATTTCATTTGGGATAACACGGACCATATTATTTTTTATATACTCTCTGATGTCCGACTCTATGGCTTTAAGTCCAGCCTCTCCACCTTTAATTGGTTTTTTTAGATATGGTAAGGATTTGATTCTTGCAAGACGAACAGTTTTAAATATAGTTCGTAATGCCTCTATGTGTTTATAATCACTATTTGGTTCGGCAAGAGTTCTACCTTCAACTACAAAAAGGTTATTTAAGCCGGCATACTTCTTGAGAGTAATAAACCCCAACTCTTCAAGTGCCTTTGCGTGTGCATTGATAAAGTTGTCTGGTAGAGTAACAGTTCTAATGGGAAAACTATCAACCTCTGCGATGCTCTGATCAACTCTTGCTTTTGATATAATACCTGCAATGATACCGGAGACATCTCTAATTTTTTGAGTTCCATTTGCTTCGATAACATCACCAAAGCATGCTACTGCACAAATATATGGATGAGCGAAACCGGTCTTTTCAGTCCTGCAATATTCCACCCAATCATCAATACTCTCTCCGTCATTTACAGTTCTGGTAGTAGTAAGAAAAAATGTTGGCTTGTGTTCATTGTAAAGAGAATCTGCAATAATACCAAGTGCTGCCCAGTCAGATGAATCTGTTGGTTCAGTAATCAGTATAAATTCAACATCATATTTTTCAAGAATTGGTGTTAATGTGTTTACAACGGCTGTTATACTTGCAGAGTTTCCTTTGCAGTTAACAGAATACAAATCATTCTCTTTTGCCTCTGTTCCCGAAAAGGTGAAAGTAAGTCCAGCTTCTGGTATTGTTATGATACCTGTAAGAGGTAGAGTGTAAACTTCGGTAAAAGTATCACCACCATCAATACTGTATTTGTATTGAGCGTTATTCATCCCGCCCTCTTTTGTGAATAGTATTACTATTTCACAGTTGATTTTTGGAGTTCCGTTTAAAGCACAAGTTAGATCTCCTGTCTTTGACTCACTTATAGATCCTGCCGATCCTTGTATATCTGAAGCAACCCGCACAGCAATACAGCCAGCATTTTGTCCCGAATATGCAAAAAAATCTTTTAATTTCTCAACAAGATTGCCACTTCCAAATATCTCCTCGATATCGCTATCAGGTCCTAATAATTTGGCTTTTGCAGTCTCTCCTTTGGTTGAAGTCCCTATTATTATAGGGAAACCTGTCCCAAGTGGAACACTCCCAGACTTTCCGTCAACGATTATTTCGTATACATCGCCCCACATATTACTTACCTCCTAATCTCTTTTTTCTATATTGATTGATCTTTTCAGAAAACTCTTTTTCTGTAAGTTGTTTATCTTTTGTCAATCCTAACAACCTCAAAAAACCCGCCTCTTCCCAATCTTTAACACTGTGATTTTTACATAGTTCTTTGATTGTAAATAGGTCTGTTTTTTCAACATCTCTTTTTACATCTTCAAAAACTTCTTTTTCCTCTCTTTTTTCTTTCATTTCTTTAGCCTCCATAGTTTACATTGTTTAAATTTATATCATCTATTATCATGCTCTCTTTAATTGAGAATACCCCATATTTGAATACAACTTCGATCACTGCAAAAGTATATGCGTTTATGACGCTTATATTATCAGAATAGCTTACATTTTTTGCGATTATTTCAACGGGTTTTATCTCATTGTTTTCGAGTTGAAAAACATCTTTTCTTTTAAGTTTACTTAAAAACATCTCTACAATTGAAGATGTCTCTTTTTCGGTCTGAGTACAAATCGCAACACTAAAGGGTTGCTCTATCAGATAATTTTGTATAATCAAATTACCATCTTCGCTAGTTGCATAATTACTATACTTTTTTTCTAGGGTAGCATCTTTTGTAAGTATAGAAATCCACGGAGCATATTTATATTGACTCTCCTCTTTTGCAGAAAGAAAAATCTTACTATCTTGGATATTTGAACACTCTTTTAATATATCTTTAATATACTCTTTTATTATATCAATCATTTACTTATCCACCTTAATATCTCTTCATTTATGATTTCGTTTTCCTGTGTTCCAAGTCCTATAAACTCTCTTTTTGGTATATTTCTCTTTGGGTCACCAAAATTATGGGTTGCGGCATATTCGATATCGCTGTTTCCTGCACCTATTACAAGCGTTGTAGAATCGTAACGAAACCCGATTGATTTTCTTAATCTGCCTCTTCTGCCACTACCGACAAGGATATCTAAAACACCCTTTTTCTTTAGTTTTTTCTCTTTATAGTCATCTGAAAGATCAGCCCATTTCTCACCAGTAGGGCTCTCTTTTTTATCAAAATGATCTTTTATTGCTTCATTTTTTATCCTAAGGCCGATTCTTTTTTGTATAGTATCAAAACTTTTAACTTTGCTCTCAATAGTTTTTAAAAACAATTTTAACCCATCAAAACCAACTGTTGCAACACCAATTCCGCCACTCATAAAAACCCCTTCCAGAAATTATCTGTTATATTTGCTTTTGGCGTTATAAAGTTCATTCCAGTATCGGATGGGACATTACTACCGCCGTCAGTGGTTATCTCTCCAAGTTCTATTTTTCCTGTATTGATATCTTTTAAGAAAGCAATCGCATTATCATATCTTGTTATCCAGATACTCTCATCGCTCTCTTTTTTTATCCCCTTTCTACAAAGGATTTTAAAGATTGATATTTCAATACATTTCTCTTTAATGATATTGGGGACAATCTCTAAAGGAGTTTTATATCTGCCACTTATATATCCGTCTATTTCATCCGAAGCACTTTGGATATATTTTGTAACTCGATTTTGCCATTCGTCACCGGTGTCATTTGGTTCACCTAAACACCCTGCAATTGATGTATTCGAAATCTGGTCAAGTATATTTTCAATACTACAATACATATTTTATCCTTAATCAAGATGCTTTTCTTCTAAATATTTTATAAACTCAAGAGGATCAAAGAATATTCTTTGACCATCAAAAAACCATTTAACCCTAGTTTTAATATCCTTTATAAGTGAGTTAATGAGTTGGTAAGTAAAAATCTCATAGTGGATATGAACACCTGTTGAATTGCCAGTCGTCCCAGAAACTGCTACTATATCAGTTGGAACTACTCTATCACCGGGAGACTTTAAAAGTTTCGCATTGTGAAAAGCATTTGCATAAAAGATAACTTCTTTAATACGCTTTTGGATCTGGATATAGTACCCCTCTAGTTCACCAATTTGTGCCTTGTTTATAGTCCCAGAGATACCTGCATAAGTTTCTAGATTCATCGGTCTAAAGTCAATCCCTCTGTGAAACTCACTCTTGCCATTTATAGGGCTTATCCTTTCTCCAAATGGACTAGTTACTTTGAGTAAAAAATATGGATTCATAAATCACCTCACAACTTAATTTAACTGTATGTTTAATGCCTTTTCTAATTGCCCGTTTAGTTCGTTAATGGTTGACATCGCATCTGTAATTGTTAACTTAAAAACTACCATAAACATCTCAATTATTGTTAACAACTTCATCATCTCATTGGGGTAGATGTCATTCATTGAAATTTCTTTTATAAACTGAAATGTAAGATCAACATGTGGAGCATGCCATTTGTCAAACTTCTTTATAAATATTTCTGGAATCTTTATAATGCGATCTTGAAACCGTATCTCTTTCTCTTTTGCTAGACGAATATACTCCTTTATGCCTCCTAAAAAGAGTTCGTTAATCTCATCTGTGCAAATAGTTCCACCCGATAGAATAGTCTGTTCTTGGTTTGCAACAAAGTCATAAAGAAGTGTCTTAAAGACTGTAAACTTGATAATCAAAAACTCTGTTACAACTATCTTTTTTAACTCATGAGTGATCTCAATTTGTGGAATCACAATCTCGATATAGTACTGCATAGACTCAAAGAAACTATGTCTTGTTAAGCTTCGTTTTAAACAAAAGTTTTTATAGCATCCCTCTTTACCATCTTTATCATCCTCTTTATGCTCTTTTTTGTCTTCACCATCTTTTTCAATCTCAAGAAATGGAGTCTTAATCTTTTTTAGGTTTTTTGAGATGTTTCTTAGTAGTAAGATAAGCCCACTACCAAGTAAAGCTATGGTAACGACAATTATCGTAATTGCCAAAAAACCATAAAAACTAATATTGTTAAAATCTATAGTCATTTGCACATCCTTCATATTAACCTATTCAAAAATGAAACCAAAGCCAAAGGATATACCACCGCCAAAAAGTTGGTTATTATTTAAGAGGTTTTTGCCAAAACTAAAACTAGCACCCGGAGATAGATAAAATCTCTTAAAAAGATATATCTGATAACTGTTATTTATCTCCACTATCCCGTCCAAGTTGCTATTTAAGTTTGCATTCGCAGTTATCGAAAAACCCCATCTTGGTTTAAAATCCTTTTTTAATTGCCTTTTAAGTTCTTTTTCACTCTCTTTATATAGCCCCGAAACGAGTTTGTAAGCTTCTGAAAATCGTTTTGCTTCGGTTAGAGCAGTTTGGAAATATACCCACTTCTCCCAGTCAGACTTTTTTTGAAAATCTGAATAACTAATAGGGCTACTCTTTGGGAACAAAAAGCCTGTTATAAAACAAAGCATCAATAGTGCTATCGTTAAGGTTTTTGTCAGTTGCATTAAATATCTCCTTTCTTTGTTTAATTTCATTATCAATTTTTTTATTTGATTTTAAATCACACCTCAAAAGAAGAGCTAAGCAAACAACCGTAAAAATAATAAAAGAAGCAATTATGATTTTACTTCTGATTTTTTGCAATTTTTCTTATCTCCTTCTTCTTTCTCATCTTCATCTTTTTTACCGTTTTGAGTAGTGGTAGTGATTGTAGTAATACATCCTAATTTCAAAAGGGGTTTTGCCTGATCGTAAGAAAGGGGAATATCTTCCCCCTTTTTATATTTTATCCCGTCGTGATCTACTGGATTTAATACCTTATATTTTTTTGTTTCTGCCATACTTTACTCCGCTATACAGTTTTGTAGCAAGAAACCAGCTTTTGAATTTACAATCACCGGTTCAAGAGCATCTTTATACTGTGTGACAGTTGACGAACTTCTCTCTTCTCTATATGATAGAACAATCGGGTATCCCTCTTGTCTTACAGTTGCTCCAAAGACTGGTTCTTCGATGCTTTCGATTGTTTCAGGGACATAACAACAAATTATATTGTTACCCCACATTGACTCTTTTGTCTCTCCGTGGCTATGGGTAGCCCGACCGATTATAAGATTTTTAACCTCAAAGATCTCTTTTCCTATATTTTCAGTTATGATACCTCTATCTGTGTACTTGATTCTTTCAAGAAGTTTAGAGTGATTTTTTATAACCTGCCATACAGGAGAGCTTATAAGTAGAGTCAACTCTTCGGGTTTACAGTTAATTTCATCTGCAACTGTTTGCTTAATCTCCTCGATTTTTTTGATAGGGTCACTATCTGTGTGGCTAAATTGACTTGTCCCAGATAACGCATCTTTGTTATCAAAATTTGCTGGATCTGTTGCAAGGGTAGCCTGCCTATATTCGATTGACATTGCAAGTTCGTTTTGTAATACTTTTAATTTCCCCTTTTCTGATAGAAGTTTTGCTTTCATTGGATCAATGGCATTCATCCACTCTCTATCATCAACTGGATGCTCTAAACTCTCTTCGTTTATTGTAAAATCTTTGAATCCTTCAACATCATCAACAATCCTCTTTGACAAAGCACCAAGTGCTCGTTTGTAGTTACTTACCTGATTTTGTTTTTTGAAAATCGCTATCTTACCGCTATCTACTGGATGTCTTATGATTGGAAAAAGTGAAAATCCTACGAATCCACCAAACTTGTAACTAAATGCCAATCTTGTTAAAACTTGGTTTTGTTGTCCTTTTAAATTTTGTAAATATTTACTCATTCTTTTGTTCCTCTCTTATCTTAATAAAACTTCAATCAATTTTGTTCCGCCTGTCTTTGCAAGAAACTTGCCGTTTATATTATCAACAACGGCTTTACCGTCAATATCCGATGCAACAAAATCGCCTACGACAACTGTTACCCCTGTTGCGACCTCAACCTGAGCAATGCCGACAGCCATTACATCAATATTCTCGTTAGTTTCACCACCATATCTTGTTACACCAAAAGGAGTTGTTGTCGCTCCCATACTTCCATCGATTTTTACAAATCGGTTTTTTGGTGTTTCTTGTTTTGCAACTACTGTATCTGTTAAAATATCTATAAACATCTAAATCTCTCCTTCCATTACCTTGTTTAATGCTTCTTCATAACTTACATTATGACTCTCTGCAAACTTCATCACCCTTTTATCAAGTGAATCATAGTTTTCACTGAAACTGATATTAAGATCATCTTTTGCAGTTGATTTTGAATATTTGCTGTTATCTCCGACATTGGCAAATATCTTTTCTGGTAAACTCTCTGCAAACTTTAATAGGTATTCACCGAGATCTAGAGTCTCTTTATCAGAAAACTTCATTACTTGATTTTTCCCTTGTTTCCATGCTGAAAGGAAATTGTCTTTGTGTCCTGGAGTAATACGACCTGTTGCAACAAGATTGTCAAACCTTGTATTAAAGTTAGCCAATTCAGTCTCCTCTTTAAACTTCAATAGTGAGTTTGTCTCTTCTTGAAATTTCAAAAGTTCTTTTTTGTGTTGTTCTTCGATCTCTTTTTTTACCTTTTCTCTGATTTCCGATTCGTTCACTTTGTCCTCCTCATTGTTTTTATTTTTATTTTGCTCTTTAAAGGTCCAATCATCTTCTTTCTGTTTTAATATATCTATGTCGTAATCTGTTACAACCTTGTTAGCTGTGTCGAGCCCGAAGTTTTCGATAAACCAATCCCTAATACCTCTAAACACATAGGATATTGAATTAAACTTTCTGTTATCATCAGAAAACTTTAAAAATTCACCCTTAGGAAATTCAAACTTGCTTTGTGATTTCTCTGAAAAGGTCATAGGAGCAAGCCCTTTTACTTGTGGAAATGGGACAAAACTAACTGCCTTTAAATATTTCCCTTTTCCTTCGAGATTTGGATATATCTCAATTGAGCGTTCAGAATATTTCCCATCTTTAATCAGTGTTTCCATTTCAGAGGTGAGATAATCAAACTTTACAAAGAGTTTATTATCTTCAAACTTTACACTCTCAACCTTGCCATAAATAGGACCTTCTTCTTTATGGTCAAGCGTAACAGGCGATTGGAAAAACTTTATATCATAATTTGCAACGAGTTCCTCAAGGTCTTTATTCGTAACTTTTCCCTGTGGATAGATACCCGGCTTAAAAACTTCAACCCATTTTTTCATCTTACTGCCTCTTTAATAAAAGATGTTTGCAATATAACAACTTACTCAAAAAAAGTTTTGCAAAAAGTGTCAAAATCTTCTATTTATTTTTTTGCCCTTTTTTGACTCGCCTTTTAGCACTTTAACTTATTACACTAAATCTAATATTGACCTATTAGAATACTGTTAGAATTTTTTATACAGAGGAAGATTTATTGAGGGTAGAGATTGACATATCATAAAAAAATAGTTATTATAGAAGAGGTAAGGGGTGAGTTATGGATGACTTAAAAAATGTGGTTGGTATCGGAAGATTAAAGATTTCTCCAACTACTATTTCAAAAAATATTCCTATTATTCCAACTCTTCATTTTATGGTAATTAAGCATGAAGATATTTATGAATCAGTTTGTCTTGAACTTATTCTGTCTTCTGTAGGGGTAAATGAGTCGGAATCTATTCATAACCTCAGTAATCTAATAAATATATCATTGTTTTATATTTATTAAAAAATATTTTATTATTTTTTATATTTTTCTTGACTTTTAGTTTATTTTGTAGTAATATATAGTTACCGATGGTATATATACATATCATGTATACTTGAAGGATTCATACAATAGGCTCAATAACAAGGATATGTCTTAAAAGCCTATTGGATGATGCCCATTTTTTTATCTTTTATAACTAACCATGCCTTTTTCGTCTTCCTGTATATAAAAAGTCCATCCATTGTAGTCTGGGTGTTCCTTGCTAGTGTTGATAACAAAGTTCAGATATGTCTCTTTTCCGTTTTCGTCAATTATCTTTTTTACATAGACTCTACCGATTTTTACCATCCCCTTTTTATCTAAAGAGACATCTTTGCCTTTATTTTTGTAACTGTTAGGCATAACATAGACATTACTAGTAATCAAGTCGGGATTTTTCAATATCTCAGGTATTACCTTAAGATACTTAAACCTATCACCAGATAGGTTGCCATTTTTATCAGTCTTGATAATATGTTCAATGAATCTAGGAACATCAATAAAAATCGGATTATCGCTTTTATCAAATATTATTTTATTATCTACAAGTATTTTTGATAGGTACTCTTTTGCCTCTTTTTTTAAATCTTCAATTTTTTTATCTTTTATATTTGTTATCTCTATTTTAGTTGGTTCTATATTTTTTAGTTCATTTTTAAAATTGATTTTGTCTTTGTTAATGGCAATCCAATTAGAGTTTGCATTTCTTTGTTCTTTAATTTTAACCCAGCTAAATAGACTTTTACCGACATTATTATTAAAACCTTTTTGCTGTATCATATTTATTTCACCTGTTTCATCGGACATTTCTTGTATTTTATTTTTTACATCATCAAGTCCCATCGCAAAATCACTCTCTTCTTTTTTTGCTTCGTCCTGTATTTTGGAAATATTTTTTAATGCTTCGTCTTTTGTAGGAAGTCCAAAAGATTTATCGATTTTTTCTAAGTCGTATCCTTTTTTTGAAAGATACTCTTTTGTTAATGCTCTTACTGAACATCTACATCCGAAATGGTTAGGCGGATACCATTTGTCCCAAAAGGGATCATCGTAACGCCTTATAATACCGTTAAGTGCAAGATCATTTGGGGATGTGTTAGCATCTACAACTGCAACATATTGCCAATATGGTGCTATATCAGAGTATTCTACCATTTCATTGTATAGCCCTGCCATTTGGCTAGCTTTAATGTTTTGCCAGTAGACCGATGGAGAGACAGATACCCCTTTTTGTTCTATCTCTTTTTGCCACTCTTTAAAACCTAGTCCACGCTCTTTTACAGATATTAGATGCTCTAAAATACTCTTGATCTGCTCGTTACTCTCATACCCTGTCACCGTAAAAGCATAATTTTTATATTTATCTGAAAGTTCGTTAAATTTTGTTTTTGTCATGGGGATTTTCGTTTTTAGATAATTAATATCAAAATTTGAAAAATCATCGGCAAATTTCTTAACATCTTCTTTAATCAGAGTAGATTTTCTACCTAAAAAATCGGCAATTAAAAAACTTCTACCTATTTCATCAATTTTATCATAGTCATTTGTATATGTAAGTGATAATATATTTCTTACTGCTTCATCGTAACTTGATGAGTTTTCAATTGCCTTTTTCAAAGCGATAAAAAATGGTTTAAAACTATCAGAAAAAACACCTTTTGTTTTATCAAAAAATTCTTCAATCTCCTTATTTGCTTGACCGATTGAGGCAAGTCTTATTTCAGGACTTTTTTTTTTACCCTCGGCAAACTTTTGTTCTTTCATCGCGAAAAAAGAATCGTTTGTGAGAAAAGGGTTGTCTGACTCACCAGGTTCGGTTATTTCAAAGTGTTCTCGATTAAGATTATATATTTCACAATAGTAGTCGGGATTAAATCTGATCCCCATATCAAAAAATATTCTATCTCTCTCTGCTCTATCTTTTTGGAAAAGATCCTCTTCATAAAATCTAAACTCCGGATAGACCTTATTATCAGAAAAGTTAAGATCAATTAACTTTTTTATATATTTATTGATATATTGCGTAACAAATTTCTTGTCTTGTTCGATTATCTCTTGTCTAACTTGAAAATGGACATTACCAAGTGATTGACTTCCGACAACACCCTGCTCTGTTGTTAGTGTTTGACCCAAAATTGACTTTGAGATTTCTGCATTACAAAGATTAATTAGATCGGTATAAAATGCCGAAGTCGTACTTTTATTTACATCTACTGTTTTTAACTCTTCGCCGGAGTTTAATACACCTACACTGTATTGTAACATATTGTAAAGCATCTCAAGGATCTTTTTCTTTTTTTGTTCGTCAGTTTGATTTGTTACAGCGTATAAAAAAATACTTCCAAATTTCTCTGCAAAATCAGAGGCATATTTAAAAAGTAACTTCTTTACGCCTGTCGGAAAAAATATTCTTGCAAATTTTCCCTCTCCATAGGGATTGGAATAATTAGCTCTATATTGAATTAGCGTAACCTTATCCATTTCAACAATCTCGCCCTCAGTTGGGTTTTGTTTTGAAAAAAAGACAAGTTCGTTATCTATTGAAAAGCCAAAGTATTCCGGTGGAAGCCCGACTATTTTGTCAAAAATAAGATAACTCCCATCTTTTTTTATGAGGTTTTCAGTAACACCATATCCCCAGTAAACAACATGCTGAATATATCGTATTAAACTTAATATTTCTATTTTTTCATTATTCTTAAATACATCAATTATAAAATCTCGCTTTTTTAAATCGTTTGACTCTTTTGAACCGATGAATATATCAAACTCATTTGAAAGAAGTCCCGACTCTCTCGATGAAATACAACTGTCCACATGGCTATCATAAGTAAGGTTTTTGTATACAGCGATAGATATGGCTTTTTCTCTTAAGATCTTATCGGGATTTAACAGTGCTTGACCTACATTAAAAAACTCCTCAAATGCCGTCTTTCTGTTATATATTGGTTGTATCGTCATAGTATCTCTTCCTTTCTGAATCCAAAGCCAGTAAATAGATTTGTCTTAATAAGTTTAAAAAAATTATTAGATGTAAAGGTCGTTTCGTGTTGATAGTTGTTAAGGATGTTAACACTCTCTGCTAATGCATCTGGTCCGTCATCGTTAACCTGAGCAGAGGGAAAAAACAGCATCTGCTCGATAAGTAATTTTGTGTCATCGTTTGAATTGTTTAAAAATCTTATTTTTCCCCGTTCTAAAATTGGCGATAGTTTCAATATTCTTAACTCTTTGTTTAAAGTGTGTTCAATAAGTTTTAACGGCAGATTAATCTTTTGTTCCTTTTCCATCTGCTCATAGAGCTCTTTAAGGAGTGCTTGAAACCCGTTGGACTCAAAACCGACTACCATAGGTAAAAATTCTCTGTATAATCTAAATGTTGTCTGTAACATATTACCTATTGAAGTCCTTTTTATCCAGCTATTTAAAACATAAAATATCATCGTATCTAAATCGAGTCCCACAGTTATTATTGCCTTGTAGTCGTTTCTTTTCTCGCTTTTTGCCGATGGGTCAACAAAAATCGCTTTAACCAATCTTTGAACATTGATAGATTTTATATCATAATATGAAAACCATTGTTCCTGAAATGGAGCTATACCTTCATCTTCAGGGTTATTTTGGTATTCTTTATTAAACGAAATAGACCCAATTGTCTCTTTGATTTTTCGTAGCGTTTCAATAGGGAATCGCTCCTCCCACAAAGACCTCTCTTCATTTGCTAATTCATCAAAATATATTGACTTAAAAATTCTTCTTTTCCAATGACAATAAGGCTCTTCCTGCGATAAAAGAATAGTTCCTAATGCAGACCTCTTAGATATAATAGTGCCGAAAATAAAAAACTTTGACCTTTTTGACGGTCGTAATGACGGGAAAAGTCCCTCTTTTATAACCTTCAAAAACTTCTTAATTGTAACAGGACTTGTAGCATCGGTGTCTCGTTCAACATCATCAATCAAAATCCAGTCGGGGCGATGGTTTCTAAACTTAAAACCTCTTACCATTTGCCTTAATGTCCTTGAGAATACACGAACTTTATTTGCAACAAAATCGCACTTTTGACCTGTTCCGTTTATAAGGTCTCCAAAATCTTGTTTAATCCTTGAGTTTTGTTCTAACTCCATTTTAGCAAAATTAACAAAATCAATTGCAAGTTCTCTTGTTGCAGAAACATAGATAATGAATTTTACTGTCTTATAGCAGATTGCGTGTATAACTCTTGCAAAAAAATATGTCGATTTTGAAAAACCTCTCGGAGCTGCAAGTGAACATATAGTCCCAAATGTATCTTCTGTAAACCATCTATCAATCTCGTTGTAATAACTGGGAAAGGTTTTGGTCTCAGCATAATGTGGCAAGTAGGTCTTTATAAAACAAAATATATCATCTTTCGCTTTCTCTTTTCTCTTTTTTTGCTCTATCTGATCGTCGTTAAAGATCGTTATTTCATTTTCAAAAGCATCAAAGATCCTTTGAGATTCTTCTATAAATCTTTTCTTTGTTATTTTAGCCATGTTTTGCAAGCCATCCCAAAAAATCGTTAACAACCATACCAATCTCTTCTTTCTTTTCAGGATATTTCTCTTTTACAAACGACAAAAATCTATCCGAAAAAAGTAATGCCGATTGATAAACATCTATGTTAGGTTTTAACTCCTTTAGCAATGATTTTAACTCTTTTAGCGTCTTAATATCTTGAGAGTTAATCATTTCGCCGTCTAGGTTGTTTATCATGTTATTAATTATATCTTCAAGTTTACGAACTCCACCAAGCCCTTTTACAATATAATCTTTTCTTGATTCGTCCCAACTTTTTTCTTCGTAAGACTTCCATTTTTGGAGTGTTTTTTCAGATATGTGTAGTATTTTTGATATTTCTGAAACAGATCTATTTTCTTTCACAAAGAGATCTTTTGCTTGCATATAAAATGCTTCAAACTTTTTATGCCCCATTCTTTATTATCCTATACACTGTTCGAGTAGATATTTTCCACTTTTCTGCCAGTTCATTTATCGTTATATTGCTATTCGAATAATCTTCTAACAACTTTTTATTTCGCAATTTCTTAAAAAACTTGTTCTTATTCGGGATATACACCTGAGTCTTTTGATATAGAAAGAGAAATGAAACAAGCGATTTTAAACTTATTTCGGGTAAGTATTTTGCCATTACAAGCCTCCATTTGATTACAAATATCTTTTTTTAAGCTCCGTAATCTCTTTATCGCTATAACCCAACTCTTTTAAAAACGCATTTAACTCTGGTATCTGTATCCTTTTACCACCGAATTGTTCGACAAGTTTATTTACATCTTCAAATGGCATTATCTCAAAAAGATCTTCTATCTTCATTTTATCTTTTGTAGAATGTAAATAAGTTTGCTTGCCTCTTCTCTTGTGATACTGTTTATATTAGTAACATCTTTTTTATGATTTTTACTGCAAAAAGTGTCAAAATCTTTTACTTTCTTTTTTAATCGCATAATTGCAAAATACTGATTAACTGACATTAGATTGCGATATTTTATATTAGTTTCAAAGATATCTTTAAGTTTTTTAAACTGACTATCCAAAAGGTGTTTTGAACTATCAACTCCAAATAA